CATTTATTAAATCTGGTGCTGTTGTGCGTAACGCACTTCTTGATGCAACAGAAGGTGGAACAAGAATACAAGTTCCAGAATTTAACCCAATCTCTCCAACTGAAGAAATTTTAGATGGTACAGCAACATGGGGTACTAGCAATGGTGGTTATTTAACACCACAGAAGATTGGTACAGGAACACAGATCGCAACTATCTGTCATAGAGGTTTTGCGTATGCTGTTGATGATGTAGCTGTATTGGCTGCTGGCGAAGATCCAATGGGTCACATCAGAAACCAAATTGCAGATGCTATCAACAAATTAAACTCAGCAAGATTATTTAGTGTCTTGGATGGTTTATTTGGCTCTGGTTCTGGACCTTTAGGTGCAAACTTACTTGATTTAGGTAAGGCTGCTTCTTCTGGTGCTGATGAAGATAACTTCTTGACAGCTTCTACAGTTGCAAGAGGAAGATCAGTTCTTGGAGAAAGAGGCGAAGAACTAGATACAATCGTAGTTCATCCATCTGTTGCTTACTACCTATATCAGGTTGGTATGCTTACATTCTCAACAAGCTCATTCACTTCTGGTGGTGCAGTAACTTGGGGTGGTGGCGGTGTCGGTGTTAACGAAAGAAGCATCGGTCAATTCGCTGGAATGAATGTTGTTATTGACTCACAGGTTAATACAGTAATTCCTGGAACATCTGGTCATCAGAAAGAGTTCCGTTGCTATTTAATCAAGTCAGGAACAATTCTTGAAGGCGAACAGTCTCCTCTAGGTATTGAATCAGATAGAAACATTCTTTCTAAGCAGGATGTTATGTCTGTTGATTACCATAGTGCTTATCACATCATGGGAACTAAGTGGACATCTGCTACAGACAACCCAACAAATGCTCAGTTAGGTAACTTAAATAACTGGGGAATCACATACGATGCTGACCTAATACCTGTGGTCGAGATGATCGTCAACTCTCCACTTGATACATCTACTATTGCGTAATAGTATTTACAAGTGGTCATAACGAAACCTCATCAATTATTGGTGGGGTTTTTTCTTTACGCTACAATAAAACTAAATTACCTTATTGATCGTGGCAGCTACTATAGACGCAACAATAAAAGGAGAAAATGCTAATAGTTATGTCACATTGACAGAAGCTAATGATTATTTTGATACTTCTCCAGATTCTTCTACTTGGACAAATAAAACAGACGACCAAAAGAAAAGATCATTAATATCTGCTGCTAGATGGATTGATACTTTAGTTTTTTATGGAGATAGATGTGATGATGGACAGGCATTAAAGTTTCCAAGAAATAATTATCAGGTGGATGGTGTTGAATTAGCTTGTTCTAAGATTCCTAATGGTATTAAATATGCACAATATGAATTAGCTAGGGCATTGGCAAATGATACTGATGCTATTACTGGTACAACTGGTAAAGATGGTAATTTTGAAGAAGTTAAATTAGGAGATATACAAGTTAAATATAATACTGATAGTCAGGGAACTGGTTCTGTTAATAATATTTTAGATGTTTACCCTTGGTTACAAAGTTATCTTGGAGCATATATGCTAGGTGGAGCAGGTAGTTTTCAAATGAGGGTAGTTAGAGGATAATGGCAGGACAATTAGACTCAGCATTTAAGCAGATTGCAAAACAAGTTGTAGCTGACTTAGGATCTTCTTTAGATTCTTCTATTGTTTACACAAGAAAAGCATCAGGAAGTTATAACACAGCTACAGGTGCATATTCTACAAGCGATACGACTTATAGCATCAAAGCTCCTGTTGAGTTTGTTCAATCTACTGAAGATGATGGTAGAGAAAGAAGAGAAGCAAAGATATATATTACACCTGATCTGATAGGAGATAATCAACCTGATTTTCAAGATGAAGTTACATTAACTTATGCTGGATCTACAAGAGTAGGACAGATAGTTAATATAGATACAAGACAAGGTGGACAGACTTATCTGTTTACTTTATTAGTGAGGTTCTGATGGCTGTAGGTAGAAGTATTGAAAATATAGAAAAGGATCTTACTGGCAACTTAGAACGTGATTTGAATACTTTGGTTCGTGTTGTATTATCCGATTTATCTACAAAAGAAAATAGTCCTGTAGATACAGGTTTCTTTGTTTCAAGTTGGACAGCCAGTACACAAAGACCCAGACCTGATGAGGCTAGAGAATCAGTTGCTCCGTGGAGTAATATTAAACCAAGAAGAAGAGGAGATCAAAGTAATCCTCAAGCAGTAATTGAACCTAGATTTATTGATTCGATACCTAATTTTAAACCTTTTTCAAAAGTATTTATTGGTAACAGATCACAATATGCAGCTAGAGCTTTAGCTTCTCCTAATAGTCAAATACCTCAATATGTTCAAGGAAAATTAAGACGGCTTATAAATACAGTATTTACTGAAAAACCAAAACTTGGTGTTGCTGCTTTTGGTACTGGTGTTAGGAAAAAATCTGACAGTGTTAGATTTGAAGGCGGTGGTATTGGTCAATTTAGTGATCCTAGTTCTGTATTTGTTGATTACGAAACTCCATGACTTTAGTTAACACACGAGCAGCTTTTGAAAAAGCAGTAACAGATGCAGTTGCAGCAGCAGATAATACTGTTGAAATGGTTTATGACAATAT